ATGCGCCACCGCCACCGCCACCACCGCCCCACATTTCAAACTTAATATAAGATTTGCCTGTAGGTACTGTCCATAGTAGGCAACAGCCTCCGTTATTTTGAGTTTCATTTGTATTTGCAACTGCAAATTCTAATAAACTAGCACTTGTTATAGTAGCAGCGCCAGTATATAATAAAGTTCTTAAATTTGACATTGCTATTCCTTATCTATATGATACCACTACTAGACCGCCTGCACCTGGACTACCCCAGCAGCAGCCACCACCATTAGATACGCCGCCACCGCCACCGCCACCAGGAAATGAAGCATATCCGCCAAGTGATGCGCAACCTGACGAACTGTTACAGTAGTCCCAGCTGTGTCTAACACCTGAGCCAATATACGGTCCACTAGGTACATATTGCCAAGAAGTATACCCGCAACTAGATGGATTTGATGCGCCGCCAATTGCAGGCAATCCAAAATCTGCGCCTGTGAAACTGCCGCTACGACAAGTTTCAGTGTTACCAATACATCCGCAACCGTTATATCCTACCCAGCATAATGAACATGATGGAGGACCTCCTGCTGCACACATGTTTACAGCTCCGGTACTAGTACCGCCGGTTACATAAGAAGTAAATCCTTGTGTACCACAGCAGGCAGTAGCACAACATCCTGACCCACCAGCACAAATCGTGTAAGTATTACCTGCAACTGCAGTTACTGTTTTTCTAGCATATGCCCCTGCACCTCCGGCTGCATTAGGTTGTTGACAGCAACATGACCCTGGGCCATCGCTGCCACCGCCCCATAGCTCAAATCTAATCCAAGTAGTGCCTGCAGGTACAGTCCATTGACAACAACGTCCGCCATTTTGAGGGCTATCTGTACTAGTGTTGTACACATACAATTGACTAAATGATCCTGATGCGCTAGCACCAGCAAGATACTGACTGACTGGAAATAACGACGATAGTGTGGCCATCAGCTAACTCCTGTCGTAGGATCTGTTGGAAATATAACTTTCCAAGGATCAACACCTTCAAATACTGCTGGCAAATCTCTTAATTTTTGACGATATACTTCAAACGCAGCACGTTCTTGATCCGACATTAGTGTAGTAGCTAAGGTTTTATCTGATGCCGCTAACATTGCAGTTCTAGCTTTTCGTAAATCGTCCCACGTAACGTGTGGCTTTTTCCAAGGCAACGGTTTAACCCATTCTCCAGCAGCAATATTATAGACACATTCCATAAATTCGTACGTATGATCAGGCGGTTGATTTATTGGTCTTGTATATGATGTACCGTCTGGAAGTTGTTCAGTTTGAGTTGGCAAGTAATCATAATACTTGTGTCTCCAAATCATGCTGGCTATTACTGTATCAACATTAGCATCCACTAAAATTTTTACCTGTCCTGGGGGTGTTGGTATTTCATCACCATCATCTTTTATTGTAAAGCACTGGCCATTTAATGGTCTTCCAGTTTCCTCACTAATAAAAATCCATAACTTATCTGGTCCTTCATACTCATATGACCATGTATTTCCTAATGTATTTGTTTGATACAAATAGTCATCAGGAGCATCGTAAGTGCATGTTTTTGTAATAATAGTATTTTCTCTAATTCCCATAATATTTCCTTTTATCCGTAGAATGTCAGTATAACCATGCCGCCTGCTCCCCAGCCGCCCCAACAGCATGGTCCACCGCAGCTAGAACCACCACCACCACCACCACCTGGGAAGTGATTACACAGTCTACAACATCCGGTATTAGTCCATGAACCTGAGCAACTGCTTAAACCAATTCTCATATTTTGAGAGTATTTTGGAGAGCCTGCAGCAGTTTCAAAGTGTCCTGTTGCGCAAAAACTATGCGTTGCACTCATGCCTGCGTATGTACAGTATACTAAATCGCCTGTTCCGTTATCTCTTCTTGTGCAACCTGGGTGGCATATACCTGTGCAGTTAAAGTTTTTATAAAAACAAAGAGCACATCCGCCGTGACCGCCATAAGCATATGCTTGTGTTGACCCATTTTTATTAACGTAACTAGGAAGACCTTGTGTACCGCAGCAGTTAGGAGAACAGCAACCTGAGCCAGCTGCGCAAATAGTAAGACTGTCTCCTGATACTACTGTAAATGTTTTTGAGACATATTGTCCCGGTGCAGGCATTGCATATGGCCACTGACAACAACAAGCACCATTACCATCGCCTCCGCCTCCCCATAATTCAACGTTTACCCGTGTAGTGGACCCGTCTATTATATAATTACAGCATCTGCCGCCGTTCTGTACACTGTCGCCCCTATCTGCAGGGAACACTGTCAACGACGAAGCTCCAGTACTTGCTGTTAATCCTAAAAATTGTGTTAAATTTGCCATTTTACACCCTTATCTAATGATCAGCCAGCCGTATGTGACTCCGGTATAAACTAATGTAATAGCAGTGTTATTAATGTTTAATACTAAGTCTTCTGCTAAGTTTTGAATTTCTTGTCCGTTACGTGCCACAGTCACATTACTGCTACCCATTGTACCAACGGCATCAATGATCTGAATAGTATCATTAACTAATGGTGATGCTGGTAATGTAATTGTAAAACCGCCTGCAGTGCAGACAATTCTATCATTAGCTACAGCAGTATATGTAGTACTTACGGTTCTTAATACAGTAGACGATGTCTCTGTTGTTGAAATGTATCTTCCCATCTCGGTTTCCTTTTACTTGTTATATTTATGTCGCAGTCTCAATGCCGAATACTACAGCATTGCAGTTAACTGCACTTGAGTACGCTACTAAAAGTTTACCAGCTTGTAAAACTATACCAGTTCTTTCAAGTATTCCTTTTGGAGCTATTGTAGAGTCATATTCAATAAACTCTGCATTTGTTGGAGTAGCTAGTGTTGAACAGGCTAATCTGATTGTTAACGCGGTATTTGATCTATTTACGATCGACACACTGGCTACTGCAAACGTACTTGCAGGTACTGTATACAAGGTTGTATATGAACCTGCTGCTAAATCGGCCGGTGTGCCTAAAATTCCTGATGCCATTTGTATTCTCCCTTTATGATAATAAGTAATAATTCAGTGCTAGAGGTTGGCCATCTACACCGGCAACAAAATTTACTTTCTGTAAAATGTTAATTTGACGCAGATCTGTTGTGGTTATTTCGTTTGTAGAAATTAACACATAACCTGCCGTAATGCTATTTACGTTCAACTCGCCTGCTCCGCCGCCAATTTGGCTTGCAATATAAGTTTTAATAGCTTTTTGCGTTGGTACAATATTATCGCTGTTAGCAGTAAATGTACCGTCTGTTGAAAACTCAGTAATAACTGCACTAGTTCCACCTAGCGAAACTGCACCAAGTTGTAGTTCTTGTAGTCCAGAAATATTAAATGCATCAGCGTTTAATGTTGCAACACCAGTAGCCTGTTCAATACTGAACAATTCACCAACTCTAAAGTTACCATCTTGGTCGGTTGATGTATAGAACACACGACCACCGCCAGCGTCAACTGTTTCATCAAGCGGGTCTGGTGCTATTAACGGAATACCTGGATAGTTGGTATTGGCAAAATTTCCAGTACCAATATCTAAAAAGTCGTGTCCTGTTAATCGAACTTGACTGTAGCGTATTCTTAATTCAACAGCATCTCCGTGTGTTGGCGCATGTGTAATCGTTATATCAGGACTAACTTGTAATCTAGCACTATATGGACCATTGCCTAACAGTTGTGTTACGCTAACTAGTTTATAATAGTCACCAGGAATGCCAGAAAATGTAACGTTTGCGCCTGCTTGTGGCACTTCTGTTAGACCTGCAACTTGTACATATCGTCCAGGCTGATATAGATCAGCATATCCATCACCTGTGATTTCAACTTGTGAAGTTACAAATCCTGTGCCGCGATTAGTCCAAGTTGGCTGGCGTAATACACCATCGCCAATTCTAACTTGGTGCGGTACTTCTACAGTGTTGTTAGGATCCGTTACAGTCATTGTTGGGGCAGATACATAGCCAGTACCTGGTTCAATGATTCTAATTTGAACAATCTTACCATCTTCAACTCTTGCACGGCCAAATGCCCGTGTTCCTGATGGAGGTGCGCTAAATGTTAATCTTGGTTCAATAACATATGTTGTTGTTTCATCAAGCGTTGCTTGAATAGCAGTACCTGACACTAGATGATCCCATCCAGCAGTATCGTCGCTAACTTTGCGGATTTGTGCAGTTTTTGTTCCGCTGTTATAAGAATTAATGTATCCGTACTGTCCCACACCCTTACCTGATGTAATAAAAATTGCCATTCCTACATAAGCTGCATCTAGAGCATTGTCTGTATTTGAAATGACAATCTGTGTGCTAGTACCTTCAGCTGCAACGTTTGTAGCAGTTACATAATCTAATCCACCAAAATTATCAGCTGGATTTAATAATCTAACTTCATATACTGATCCGTTGCCCACTACTGCATTATTAACTACGGCTCCAAATCCTTCTCCAGTTACTGAGAATTGTGTAGCTTTGCCTACAGTGGCAATAGTAAATGTCACATCTGGACCAGTGCCGCCAATTAATGCTGCGGCAATAGTGATCACATTAGTAGCTACGTGTCCTGTCCCGCCCTTGACAATAGTTACAGCCGGCAACCCTGCATCATCAATATTAATAATAAATTCTTGACCTGTTCCAGGGCCGCTTGAAGTTCCAGTAATACCAAGGTAAGTACCTTGAGTTCTAAGTCCGTTTGCAAAACTTAGGTTGCTGATTGTTAATATTGCAGTAGTTGATGTTGTATATCCAACACCTGCATTTAAATATTCAAGTACATATACTTGACTTCCGCTGGTAAAAACATTTGCTACAATTGCGTCAAATGTGCGATTATCTACTGTTGCAGTAATTGCTGTTTCAGTAGCATCAACTCCTTCAGCAACACAACCAAAATCACCATATGAGCTGTTACCGTTGGTAGCACGAATCTTACCGCCGTTTTCAGCTAGGTAACCAATGTGTCCGTAGTATGAGAATACTGATACAAGTTCTGCTCTAGCTAGATTAGTAACCCATGCACCAATGCCGTCTGACAATACCTGTGTAAAATCGTTAGAAACAATAGAATCGTTACCGCCTGCATGTAGACTTCCGTCAACTTTTTGACCTACGCATCCAGTACCGAATGTAGTAACGTTTTGTACATATGGGCTTCGTGTAGTAATCCAAGCACGTTGATCGCCGTGTCCCCATCCTGGATCTAAGCTAACATATGCGCCAGCTGTAGGTCGACGTGTTCCGTAGGAGTTAGGTGAGCCTAATACTCCATTTAGGCCAGCAAGGGTGCAGTTTCTTAAACCTGTACCATTTCTTACATAGAACATGTCTTCCAATGTTGAACCGTTTACTGCATTAACATAATATCTTGCTGCTAGTAATGAACGATAGTTTCCAGTATAGATTAAATCATGTTTAACTGCGTCAATGTATCTGTCAACATCTCTTGCACATGCTGCTGTATCATATGTGTAACCGCTAAATGTAAGTGCAATATAAGCAATAATTTCTGCTTTTAAAAATGCTCTGTTAGCTTCTAATGAATCTAACGCATATGTATACTCAGTTGTAGTGTTAGGTGTAATTGTTCCTGTCATCGCAGGAGCACTTCCATTAGCATTGATTTTAAAATCAATATAATCATCAATATTTTGGATCAATGCTTGTGCAGCAGTTCCAGCACCTGCTGAACCTACAGGCCGTGTTGTAACAGGATTTAATGCATTGCCAGTTGTCTTAACAATAGAACCAGGTGCAGTAATAGCAAGGCCAATTACAGCTTTTAGTCTGGCTAATGCTGATAAACTATAAGGAACATCAGTTAAATTTACAAAACTGCCAGCTGCTACAATTCTTGTAGAACGTAATTCGTCTCCAACAATAGCTGTTTCAGCAGGAATAATAATTGGTAATACTTCTTCAAATGTTCCTGTTTTAACAAACAAAGTAGTGTTGCCAATACGTGCTGTAGGAATTCCTGTACTTACACCTGCAGTAACTGCGGTTGAGATAATACTTGCTAGAGATGCTACTAACGCTTGTGCATCAGTTTCTTCTGTATATGAAATATCTACAACTTGTGTTATTGGTGATCCAACAGCATTTAATGTTTGATAGTTTACAGCAGGTGCTAGATTTGATAATACAGCATCAGCTACAGTAACCATATAATTAATTGATGCTACTAGTTGATCGTCTTCGTCTGCAATTGCTGCAATTAAAGCTGTTCCAGATTTTGTTATTCCGTTTGCAGTAGCACTAACAAACGTGTGCGCAGATGTTTCGCTTGAAACTCCTACATTAATTGTAAATGTATTTAGAGTTACTCCGGATACTAATAAATTTTGTCCGTTCGCAGGATCTGATGGTCTAGGATAACTGTAAGGAACAGTATTGCCGTCACTTGCACAGGTAAATGTTAATGAACCTTGAGCCAATCTCACAGTGTTGCCAACTGACAATCCGTGTGCATTTGAAGTTATAGTTAACAATCCAGTTGTTGGTGTGTATGTTGCGCCAGTTGCGGTAATGTTGCCGCCACTAAAATATGTTAAGGCTGCTTCACGTGTACGAACATTACCACCATGTGATATATCCCATACAATAGCATCTATAATTTGACCAATGTCTCTTGCACATTTTACAGGATCGTCATTAGTAAATCCTACCCAAATGCCTGTTGGATTAGCAATGTTCCACGTTACATAGTTAACAACTTCAGCTTGGATAAAACTTCTGTTTAGTTGTAGCAGTGTTTTTGCATTATATCTAATAGCACCTGCTTCAACTTGCTCTGCTGCATAACGAATTGTGGCCCAAGGGCGATCAAGTGTTACACCATATCCTGGAGCTGGTGAGTCTACACCACGATCGCCAGAAATATAAAATACATTATTAATTGCACCAAAGAATTGCCACTCTGGAGCATTACCTAAAGTGTTAACTTTAAGGATTTGGCCAGGCTCTCCTATTGGTAAACGTGTAGGTCCAGCGCCGCCATAGTATACTAGATCACCCTGAGTGGTCATATTACCAGATTCTGCGCCACCTGATATGATATTCCATGCTAATCCAGTAACATCTTGGTCTGGTCTGTTTTGCAATGTAACTTGATCAGCTGTGTGATTTGCAATACATAGATAACTGTTGTCATTATATCTAACAGCATCACCGATATTGTAAATATCTCCATTAGTCCAGGCATCTTGCCACACAAATCCAGAGTTTAATCTTTGCCAGTATAAAGTGTTTGGTGGACGTTGTCCTATATGATCTAACATACATAGGTATGTATATCCGCTAATTCTAATAACATCGCCAACTAGATAATCTACTGTATTTGACCAGTCTTCTACAAATCTAAAGCCAGTTGTAAATAAGTCCCAATCTGAAGGACTTGCTGTAGGTTTTGCATTCAAGTTGTTAGATTTTGCAACATAGCTATATCCACCGTAGGTAACAAAGTCACCAGGTTGATAGCGAGTAGTGTTTAACCAAGAATCTTCAAATTCTAAACCTTCTACAAATTGTTCCCATTTAGATTCGTCATCAGTTAAGTACGTTTGACTTGTATGAGGTGTAACACAAATCCAAAGTCCACCACCGTATTTTACAACGTCATTGATTTTATAACGGACCGCTGGTCCTGGTGTAGAACCTTGCCAGTTCCCTAGATACTCAATACCTTTGTGCGCATACTCCCACTTGGCTTGATCGTCTTCAAGGCCTAACGCAGCAGTTGCTGCACTGGTATGTCCTTCAACGCAAATATATAAGGTACCGCCATATCTCACTACATCGTTACGTTTGTAGCGAGTGTCGGGATTCCAGACGTCATTCCAGGTCAATCCGTCAGCAAACAAATTCCATTTGCTATTTTTAAATGTAATACCAGTAACTGCTCCAGTTGATGCTGTTGTTACAACTGCTGGACCGCCTTTAGTTGCAGATAACGTGAATGTTGTAGTTCCGTTAGTTTCAATAATATAATATGTTTTAGGATTTGTATATCCTACAATACTACCAGTTGAAAATGTTGTGCCCGATACAATGATTGCAGCATCTATATCTAAAATTGTAGCGTCACATGAAAATTGTCCTGCAATTGATGTAATAACTACGTTTTCAAGTTCTACGTTTTGTTCACTCTCAAGACCCAGTGCAAATGTTGCAGCTGAAGTATGTTGTACTGTACAAATATAAACTGAGCTACCGTATTTTGCAATGTCGTTAATTTTATATCGTTGTCCAATACCCCAGTCGCCTGTGTAATTAAATCCTTCTGTAAAGATATCCCAGTAACTAGTTGTAAAAGTAATACCAGTAACTGCTCCAGTTGATGCTGTTGTTACAACTGCTGGACCGCCTTTAGTTGCAGATAGTGTAAAAGTATTAACACCATTTGTTGCAATAACATAATATGTTTTAGGATTAACGTAACCTACAATGCTACCGCTTGAAAATGTTGTGCCCGATACAATGATTGCAGAATCAATATCTAATACTGTGTCGTCACATGAAAATTGTCCTGCAATCCCATCGATTGATACGCCAGTAATTGCTACATGTTGTGCATCTTCTAAACCTAATATTTCTGTGGCTGCACTTGTATGGGCAGTATTTGCAATGTATAGATATCCGCCGTTCTTAACAATATCATTTTGATTATAATAAGTAGCAGGTAACCAGGAATCTTTCCATACTTGACCATCAGAAATTTTATTCCATTTGATTGAATCTATAGGAAATTCTGCTGAGCTTGTATGTCCAGCAACACACACGTAGGTGTTACCACCGTTTCTTACAATATCGTCTTTGTAATAAACAGTAATATCGGACCAATCGCCCTTCCAAATAAATCGTATTCTACCTAATTTAAACTCAGCCATTAAAGAACTCCGTTCGCTTTATCTATTTATCAAATGCCCACCATGGACCCAAATGCGTAGTACATAGCACTGAGATACTTGCCATCTGTACCACCGGTAATGTTAACTTTAGGAAATACTGTTATTGGCAATCCAGAAGTTGTTGTAATATTGTTACTATTAATCTTAACTTGTCCAGCAATTAGTGTGTTAGTAACTGCGTCAGCTCCACCGCTAGAAATTCTAGATGTTAGATATGCAATAATTGCTCGCTGGGTTGGAATTATACTGTTAGAATTAGCGGCAAAGTTTTGATCTTTAGAAAACTCCCTAATAACCACAGCACTGCCACCAACTTGAATTCCTCCAAGACTTAATTCAGTTAGTCCTGATAAGTTAAAATAGCTAGCATTAACTGATACTACTCCCGTTGACTGTTCAACTTTAAATAATTCACCAACTCGGAAATTACCATCTTGATCAGTGCTTGTATAGAATACGCGGCCGCCGCCTTTTTCAACAACTTCGTTAAAAGGTTGAGGTTCGTTAATTTGGGTAAATCCGTCTAAATATAACTCAGGGTATTGTGTTTGCAATACATTACCAGTGCCAATATCTAAAAAGTCATGCCCAGTTAATCGAACTTGACTATAACTTTGTCTAATAGTTACGTTGACCGCATGTGCAGGGGATTTCTTTCTATCAATGGTGGGTGTTATAATAATACGACCACTAAAATTTGGAGCTGTCCCTGAAACATCTGATATACTAGTGATTTTATATACTACATCATTAATAGTATTAATTTCTAAGTTGTCGCCTGGTCCAGGTAATCTACTTAGATTATTAACATACAATGTTCCGCTATTTTGAAATATATCTGCATATCCGTCACCGCTGATTGTGGCAGTGGCTCTAACATATCCTAATCCGTTGTTATAAAAGGCAGGTTGTGGTAGTACCCCATTGCCTAGTCTTACTATATAAGTTACATCTTCGGTATTGCCGTTGTCAGTTATAGTAATTAAAGGCGTAGCTACGTAGCCACTACCTGGCTCATAAATTAAAAACTTTTGTATTCTACTTGATGTGACAATTGCTCGCACTGTGGCAATTGCTCCCGATTTTATAATACCTAACCCTGTGCCACTATTGCCACTGGCAATCCAAGTTGGCACTCCACTAATAGTTCCTGCAGCCAGAACTGCATATGGTTGATCTACAGTAAACTGCTTCGTTGTTCCTGTTTTAGTAGTCAACCTCCAATTTTTACCACATTGGCTAGTTGCAATACGTCCATCAACGCTGTTTACTGCTAAGAATAATCCTTCAGCATATCTAACTTTTGACCAATTTCTTGCAGAAAGATTAATAGTTCCTTGATACCAGGTTGTTCCGTTAAAACTATATATTGTATCAGTAGTATTACCAACCACAACAAATCTGCCAGCACCGTAAGTAATACTGTTCCATGTTCGAGATATAGGAACTGTTACATTTGTCCAAGTTGTTCCTTGATTAGTTGAAACTGTGAATGTATTTCCTGTTTTAATAGCAACAATTACTCTTCCATTCGCTGCAATTTCAACGCAACCTGATTGCGTTAAAGTTCCGCCACCTGCCCATGATGCTCCGTAATTAGTTGAAATACGTGAATCAGTTCCTGAACTTATTGCCACTAGGTAATTATTTACACGGTCGTATGTTGCTCCTACCCATGTAGCTGTTGCCCCTATATCAACCGAGCCCCATGTAGTTCCGGCATATCTATAGATTGTACTTGTTGCGCTATCAGTAAATGCAATAAAATTGTCAGAGGCGCCAGTTACGTAAGTTACTGATCCTCCAATATTTTTGCTTGTCCAAGCTACACCATCAGTGCTGTGGGCAGCATTGCCTGCAGTAGATATTGCCACAAATTGACCGTTACTGTATGCCATTCCAGAGACAGAAACTGGAGAGGTTCCAGTGCTTGCTAAAAATTGAGGTTCTTCTACAATAACTCTAGGTTCAAGACTGTATCTTGTTGACGAGTCTAATGCTGTGACTATAGGAGTACCAGGATAAATTGATTCCCATCCAGGAGTACCGTCTATATCTTTGCTAATCAACGCTACTTTTGTAGTATCGTCGTATGTAGTAATATATCCGTATTGCCCAATTCCAGCACCAGAGGCAATAAAAATACGTTGACCTGAATATAGTGCATTTGTACCTGTAGTGTCTGCTGCTGCCAATGTAATAGAAACATCATCACCGAGTTGTGCAGAATTTAACAAATATTGATAATTTAGTCCACCAAAAATATTATTTCCGTCAAGATCAGTTGATCTAATTTCGTATAATGCAGTGTTTCTAAATTCTTCAAATCTTGCATCAATATCATATCCAGAACCAGTAACAGTATTAGTTGCAGTAGTATATGCTAGTCCTGCATTTGAGTATGCAAATGCAAATATTTCTGATCCTGTTGTATGTACTATGTCTACTTGTGCTTCTTGAGACTGGTTGTCAACTAATGCGGTTATAAAATTTTCTGCAGGATTAAATCCTTCTGAAACACTACCGTATAGTCCATATGAATTATTGCCGTTAGTGCCTCGTAATCTTCCGCCATCAGTTGATAAGTAACCAATATGACAGAAGTACGTAAAGACTGATACAAGCTCAGATAACCCGTTAAACGACGCCCAGTACCCAATACCATCTGATAATACCTGTGTAAAATCGTTAGCAACTATGGATTTATTTCCACCATTGTGTAAGGATCCGTCAATTTTCATACCAACGCAGCCAGTACCAAATGTAGTAACGTTCTGTACATACGGGCTTCGTGTTGTAATCCATACATCTTCATCAGTGTTTCCATTGCCTGGGTCTAGACTAACATATGCGCCAGCTGTAGGTCGACGTGTTCCGAACTCGTTTGGTGCTCCTAATGTTCCATTTAACCCTTGCAATGTCATATTTCGAATACCGCTAGCGTTTCTAACAAGGAACATATTGTTTAATTCATATCCAGTTGCAGGCATTATAGTAGATGTTCTAAGTTCATCGCCTACTAGAGCAACATTTGCAGGCACACTAATAGGAATAATTTCTTCATAAATTCCAGATTTAATAAAAATTGTAGCTGGTGCACGATTTGCTTCATCTTCTAAAATAAAGTTGCAGGCAAATCTCACAGTTCTAAACGGTGAATTAAGTGTAGTACCAGAATCAGCATTATCAACACCACTAGTTGCTACATAATAAACTTTTTCAACTAATTGAAAATTTGCCCATTCAGGTTTGACTGTTTCATTAACCTGTAACGTAAATCCAGTGGTACCTATTGGTAAACGTGTAGTAGCAGTATCAAAATATTTAAGATCACCACGGTTAGTTAATACATTAGTAGGTGCTCCTTGGAATAATACTATCCAATATGCATTAATGATATCTAAGTCAGGTCTTGAATTAAGTGCTGCCCCAGAATGTCGTTGTATGCAAGAATAAGAAGTACTTGCATATACAACAATATCTCCTAAGAAATAATCAGAAGTTTCGTCCCATTCTGCCTTCCAATTACTGCCAGGCACTATCAACTGCCAATCTGCACTGTCATTGGGGTGATTTAGACTAGTGTCTACTAGTGCAATATATAAATATCCACGAACCCTAACAACATCACCTGGATAATATTGCGCTGAAGGTAACCATTCTCCTTGATGCACATATCCTTGCTTTAATAGTTCCCAATTGCCAGTGTCTTGTAATAAATTGTTAATGCTAGGGATTGATCCTGTGGTGTTAGTTAACGCAGTCCATGCATATCCACCGTATAAAACAATGTCTCCTTTTTTATACGGAGTATTAGCATTCCATCCTCTGTCATAAGTTAACCCCGGAAGCCATACTTCCCATGCTGCAGAATTTGAGGTAAACAGTATACCAGATGTATGACTGCTTATGCATCTCCATAATGTTGGTCCATACTTTACAATGTCATTAATTTTATATCGAACAGTTATTTCCCAGTCATGTTTATATTCTATACCTGACAAATAAGTTGTCCATTTTAAACTGTCATCTTCTAAACCTAACTGACTAGTTCCGGTAACTGTCCCGAATACTAAACTAGCATATACTCCGGTTAATTCAAATGTTATTTGTGTAGATGTACAAGTTACCACAGTAAATGTTGTATTAACTATGTTAACAGGACTGGCTGTTGTTGTTGGGTCAAAACCTGCTAGCGTAACTGTTGAACCAATTGCATAAGGAGCAAGAGATTGTGCTGCATAGGTAAGGGTCGCAATTCCTGCACTAACTGTAAACGATAATGCTGTTAGAGTAACAGATACGCTAGCACTAGTGTGTCCGTCAATACATTGATACATTTTTCCGCCGTAGCGCACAATATCAGCATATCTATAACGAGTACCACCAGTCCAGTCTCCTTGCCAAGTTTGAGAAGTATTAACTAACGTCCATTTTAACTGATCTATTTCAAGTCCTAATGATACACTTGTAGCTGAACGATGACGAGTATTACAGATGTAGACATATCCGTTATATGTTATAACATCTCCTAGATCATAATAAACATTTGGTTCCCAAATGTTTGTCCAGTTAGACCCCTTGGCTATTACTTCCCATTTTAAAATATCTGCCTGAATTCCAAGATTAGGATTAATAGGAGAAGCGTGTGGGATTATACATCTATATACGTAGGCCTTGTATGTTACAATATTACCTTCAACATACTGTGTACCAGTTGACCATTCGCCGAGCCACCGCTGGCCGTCAAACATTAATTCCCATCTAGGCAACGAGATTTCATAGGAAGGAACAACGGGTGTTAGATCATCATAAAAATAACCAGTTGGAGTATGTCCGATTAAACAAACATACGTCTTGCCGTCGAACATGACAACATCGTCTTTAATGTAAGTTGTGTCAGGACTGCCGTTCCACACGCCAACCCATCTAAATTTAATCCTGTCTAGTCTAAAATCTGCCATTTTATTGTCCTAATCCGTTTGAAGACGAGGTTTCGTCATATGTATACTTTTGATTAATACGAACTACTAGTTCACCTTCATCGTTTATGTAATAGTACACACTTCTATCATCCCACTTGTATTGTTCATAGTTTAAATTTTCAAAAACTAAATTATGATAAACATCTCTACCTTCGTAAAAATCTTGTCCGACATCAAAGTTAGTATAGTTACCTGTAGAGTTGCCTGGGGCGTTGATTTGTACACTGTCTGTAGGTGACGTTTGGTCAACCTTAGCTAAAAATAATTCACCGTTGTCAGTTCTACGTAGACCGTAGAAATATCTAGGATTTCCTCCTACCATTTCTGCTGCGTCTCTTCCAAAAAAGTAATTAGTACTCATAAGTTATCCTTATATAATTTCTGCGTAACTGATAACAGCATCAATGCTGGCAAGAGTATCTGATACAATTCTTAATGTACAATCTTCTGCTAGAATTAATTTTTCACCGTTGGTAATGACCTTAGCAGATGTGTGCGCAGGAATAATCAACTGTTTTATATAGTACGCTTCAACAGCCAATGCATCAATTACTTTAATGTCTACTGACACAGGATCCGTTGTTGTATTAGCTAGATTACAACCAATGACTGTAAATCTATTATTGCTAACTGTTTCTAATATATCTACTGCCACAGTTCCAATATCTTTTGCTACTTTTGTTCTAAAATATGATGCCATTTTCTTTATCCAAATATAATTGCACTGAGAATTGAAATATCAGTGGCTTCAGATTGCGTTACTCCGCCACCTGCTCCGCCTTGTGCTACACCTACCCATGCTGTTCCGTTCCAAATTTCAACTCGTTGATCTGTAGAATTAAATCTCATCATGCCAGTGTCATATACACTTGGACGCTGATCTGTACGACCCACAGGAATTACAAATCCTCCTGTGCTGTTTATTTTAACATAACCATCACCCGTTTGACTTATTACTGTTATACTGTTATTTACGGTATTTGAGATAATATTGCTACTAAATGCAAAATTACCAATCCTTACTTGTCCTGTTCCATTGGGACTTAGTAATAAGTCAGTATTAGTAGTGGTTGTTGAAATAACGTTATTATTAAGATTGATAGCACCAACATCTATATTGTTGGTGTTTAATCTTGTTGAGGTTAAGTCTGCGACCTGTGTCCCATCTGCATAAAATCTAATAGTGTTGTCATTTGCGCCAGGAGTTAACTCTGCTGTGATCTTTGTATTGCCATCGGCATCTTCAACGCCGTCTAATCTTACCCAGGCTGTACCATTGTACCCTTCATAGCGTGTTAGGTCTGTATTAAAACGTATCATACCAGCTGCGCCTGTTGGACGAGCAGCATTATCTCCTACTGGAATTTTAATACTCTGTGTAGAATTAACAGTGACAATACCTGTACCGTTAGGTGTTAGTGTTAGATCAGATCCTGTATTAATTCTAATTTCATTTTCTTGTACATCAAATTGTTCAAGTTGAATATACCCTGTGCCTGCGGCTGACAATTGCAAATTACTATTACCAACTGTGGTTTGAATAGTATTTCCATTTATGCTAATGTTGCCTGTGGTAAATGTTCCTGAAGTAACAGTGCCAGTATTGTTTATTGTAGTAGTACCGGTTGTGCCAGTGACTGTTAACGTCTGTGCAACATCAACATCGTCATTAGGCACAATTACACGACCTGTTCCTGCTGCTTCTAGTACTAGATTATTATTACCAATAGTAGTAGTGATAACATTAAGATCAACTTTAATATCTTGAAATTGTGCTGTTGAGCCAACAGTTAATGTGCCTGTTATCTCAGTGCTACCAGTTTGAGTTAGATCACCGACTTGTGTAACTGCGCCAGTGTGTGTAACAGTCCCAACAATAGTTGTATCTTTTAAATTAGTGTTAGTATTAACAGTTAAGCCTTGGTCAAACTGTACATTGTTTGATGGTACAGAAATTTTGCCAGCGCCTGCTGCTTCTAGAACAAGATTAGTATCACCTACGGTACTTGTTATATTATTGCTAGTTATAGAAATATTACTAGTAGTAAACGTACCTGACGATACTGTGCCAGTGTTGCTAATTGTACTAGTTGTACTAGTGCCTACTACGGTTAATGTGTTTTCAATTGTAACATTGTTAGTAGGAACATAAATTCTACCAGTACCTGCAGCAGTTAATTGTAAGTTATTATTGCCAACAGTTGTTGTTAGAATGTTTGTGTCAATTTTGATGTCTTGAAACTGTGCAGTAGATCCAACGGTCAAAGTACCTGTTATCTCAGTGCTACCAGTCTGTGTAACATTACCAACTTGTGTAACATTACCAGTATGGGTTACGGTACCAACAATGGTTGTGCCTTTTAAATTAGTAGAGCCATTGACTGTTAAATCTTGATCAAACTGTACATCATTGCTTGGCACATATATCTTACCTGTACCTGCAGCTTGTAATACTAAATTGTTATTGCTAAGTGTAGTATAGATTGTGTTGTTATCTATTAGAATATCACCAGTAGAAAACACATCTGATGATATAGTAGTGTCTACATCTAAGGTAGTGACATCAATATAACCTGTAACAGTTAAGTTCTGATCAATTTGTACATCATTTGATGGAATGTAGATTTTTCCAGTGCCTGCTGCACCCAATGTTAAGTCATTGTTTAGCAGAGTGGTTTTTAATTCATTAGACTGAATGCGTATGTCTGCAAACTGTGCATAGCTGCCAGTAGTAAGTGTGCCAGTTAGGTCTATATTGCCTGTTTGAGTTAGGTTACCAGTTTGTGTTACATTACCAACGTGTGTAACAGTTGCAGGGGTACCAACAGTACCAATATCAGTATCTGCTAGAGTCGTTGTTCCGTTAACAGTTAAATTTTGACTAATTTGTACGTCATTTAAAGGAATGTAGATTCTTCCAGATCCATTTGCCTGCAGTGTTAGATCTGTGTCGGTAGCAGTTGTACGAATAACATTAGTGTCAATCTGTACATCAGCAATGCTAATTTGTGACGCATATAAATTTAACCATTGCTGGCTAACAGTACCTAGATTGTAAACTGGCGTGCCGAGTGGATTGTTAGGTAGTATATCACTGTTTACGCCGGCGACAAAACTAACTGTGTCAGTTGATTGATCTCCAATGAGAATGTTGCCGCCAATGGTAACGTCGCCTGTTACATCTAAGTTACCTGTGATAGTTACGTTGCTTTGTAAGTTGATTAAATTCAGCGCAGACTGTATGTTAAAATCTTGTGTTAAGGTTTCAATAGTGTTGCCGCTAATTCTAAAATCGCCAGTTTCAATTTTGCTAGCATCAAGGTAAGTTACGTTGCCCGCGCCGTCATCAAATGTTAAACTTGTGCCAATAGTAACATTTGAGTTAGAGAATGTTACTTCGCCTGTTTCTTGATTAACGTAGAATAAGTCGCCAATGCGGAAATCGCCTTTGTGGTCAACTGATTGATAGTAGATCTTTGCGCCATTTAATTCAACAATCTCATTTGCCTGTATAACAGTATTAGGATCATTAGTAGTAGATTTGCCATTGCCAATGTAGGCTAAGTTTTGTCCAATTAGATAAGCAATAACCCCAACACCGTCGCCATAGACACCGTAGTTTCCGTAAACACTTGCTGAACCGATTGAACGAATTTCTGCACCAAAGTCCGAATAGTCTGCAACAGCTAGATCAGTTGTTGTACCGCCTGCCGAACTACGAACGTCAACAAAAGTTACACCATCGTCAACAACGTTTGTGCTGTTGTTTAATCCATTAAAATGTAATAGTAATACTGTAGCTAGGTCGCTAGTGAATGGACTAGTTAGTGCTGTGAATGTTGTTGTATAACGTCCTACACCTTTACTAATTTTAAAATCGTCAATATATCCGCTAAAGGAAGTAAGACCAACGAATGACGCACCTAATACTAAAGGTTTTGTAGTTCCGTAATCAGTAGCGTCAACATAAGTATTGGTTGACACGACACCATTAATAAAAAATCTAGTGACGCCGCTAACACGAGAAATAGCAAGATGATTCCAAGTATTGAGAGTATGATTATTGCTAGATGTTAATACAAACACACCGTTTACAAATAATCTTAAGTTTCCTCCACTGTTGGACTGCACCATGATTGAATTTTCAGTTGCGGTTGTTCTAGTATCAACTAAGATTTGTGAAAGTGAGGCTGTTTTATAGAACCACCCCTCTATAGTAAAGTCTCCAGTGCCAAATCCAAAATCGGTGATAGACGTGTGTGAAATATAATCACCAGTGCCGTCTAATATAAGACTAGCTGTGCCGAACTTTTTTTCTGCTGTGCTTAACTTTGCATTACCGTTCAGTGTTAATGTCTTAGGGGCACGATCATCTGGGATTAAAAATCCCTGAACTCTTCCTGTTAGATTAATCCAGTCGCCGTCAACACTATCAACAGTACCCGAAGTTAGTACAGTAGTTCCGTCTGTGCCATAGTAGCTAACAGTATTGCCCACTGCCCAAGTGCCTGTTCGTGTAGCTGTTGGTAATTTTAATCTTGTTAATCCTGCTCCAGCAAATCCATCATTACTGCTATACAAGTGCATACCTTTGTCAGCAAAGTAGGTAAAACAATTTAGCCATTCAATACGAGCACCGTTAGTTGCAGTTAATGTTTCTTGATTAGGCGTAAAGAATGTCACGCTGTGGAACAGCATACTAGCTTCTTTACTTAATGCGTTTGCCACACTACCATCTACTAGGGCACCTTTACCTGCATCATCACTATTAAACCCGTAAGGATCGGTGCTGCTAGTTACGCTACCTCTGCTAATGACTGTAACGTTCCTAATGTAAGGACTGCGTGTAGTTACTTGAAAATTAGTTGCTAGTCTAAAAGCATACCCTGTATCATTTACCGCGTCATATCTATAGTTGCTGATAGTTAAATCTTCAATAGTAGTTTCACCATTTAACAAGAATGCATCTTTGTCAATGGTTGCAATAGTTGGTTCAATAATAACTGCACGAATACTTTCGCCACGAATAGCAACGCCTACTGGCACAGTTAGCGGAAATGTTTCTAAATATGTGCCTGGGTAGATAAAGATAGTATCACCAGATGTAGCAACTGATAATGCGTGTTCAATTGTTAAAAACGGATCGTTTTGATGCTCACCGAGGTTGGCATTGTTGCCGTTAGTGCTGACAAAATATAAGTTACCAGGAGGTAATGCTAAATTAATATTATCTACAACGAGATCGCCTGCTACAATAGTATCAGCATAGAGATTTTGTACCCATAGGTCTTTCCAACGCTTTTGATCAAATCGTATAGAAACAACATTATATACTCCATCTAGTAAGCCGTCATTGGTAGTAAATACTGTCTTGGGATTAGTTCCAATCCATGCGCCCGAAGTGTTTACGTTATAATTAGTGCTGATTCCTTCTAGCACTAATCCATATGCTTTACCAAATGTATGTGTAATTAGTGTATTAACCCAAGCAGGGCCAGCTGCTGGAATAGACAACATTACAAATGCCCCAGATCCGCTGACAGTTACTGTAATATCTCCTAGCGTAAAATCAGTTGGTGAAGTAAATGCGGTGCCACCGTAGCCTAGTTGACGAATGTTGTCGTTATCGGGAATAATATCACTAGCAACTTCTGCATCAAATGTTACTGTATCAGGCCCGGGGCCGCCTCCTAGAATAATGTTACCGTCAGTTTCAATGTTACCAGATACTGTTAAATTTCCGTAGATATTAGTATCTGCATAGATGTCTAATGAACCGTGTAGTAGTGGATCTCCGCCTGTTTTGTTTGGACGAATTTCTAAATTTACATTGCCCGTAGTAGTTGTAATAGTATTAGCCTCAATGCTAATGTCATCAACTACTAGTTTTGTTTGATAGTTTACTTGATTACCCGCGCCGTTTACTAGATTTAAAATACCATTAACGTTAGTGCTTTCAATAGTATTTCCAGAAATTCTAACATCGGCAAGATCTGCTTGACCATTAACTTCTATGTTTGTTGTTTGTGTTGTACCGTTTACTGTTAAATCTGCTGTTAAGCTAGGAATGTCTAATACAGGTACATTGATAGCAACACGTTGTGCTGTGTCGCCAGGTTTAGTTACTTTAAGATAAAGTAAGTCTGTCTCAAAAGCTAAATCACGGCCGTTTCTGAGTAAATCTTCTTTTAGTAAATGACCGGAAATTCGACCAAGCTGGCTCATGAGTGCTCCTTTAGACCCCGTGTTTCACGGTTAACCACCTTGCATTGCGGGTTTACCACAGTTTAATATCGTAGGAGTTAGCCAACTCTTACAGTAATTGTATTTAGTTCGTTTGAGTTTTTAACCAAACACAAGACTCATAAGGCTTGATAATTCTTGTACTTGTTCACCTGCTAGAAGCTCTGCTCCAGTGCCTGCAAGTGAAGCGTATTCAACACCATTAAAAATTTCAGCAATTGATAATTGAGTGTTATAACGTAAGTCACCTACTTGTGGAGTTGCTGGTCGTGAATCGTTATCGCCTTTTGGTAATGTAATACCGGCAGTACCGGCAAATTCTACATAACCTGTTCCAAGATTTTGAAAAATAATTGGAGTAGAGGCATTTAGGTTAGTAAGTTCGTTGACACCAAATGATAGATCATCCATTATTACTTCACCAGTGCCGTTAGGTGTTAGTACTATATTAGAATTTGTGGTAAGTGTTGATATAGTATTACCGCTGATGCTTAGATTGTTATCAGTGTCTAATCTACCGACTGTGATACCGCTAGTTGACATGGTCATTGCAGCAGCATTGTTAGTTGTAAAAATTAAAGTATTATTTGTAGGATGTGTTAGAACATTTGTTAGTTTATTTGCAGAGTATACTCCACTAAAACTAACAGTAGCAGTACTAAACCCTCTAAACAACGAGTCAGTAGTATTAAATCTAAACTCGCCCTGTGTTAGTGTTGTACGATCTGCAGTAGTTCCTACAGGTACCCGTAATGCGTTTGTTCCAGATATTACTAAATTACTAGTTGGGGTTGAAAATATAATACCTTCGTTTACAGTTTCTGTACTAATAGTAGTACCGTTAAATTTAACTTTTTCTAATTTTGGACCACCTGTGCTAATGCCTGATAAAATAAGATTATCGTTTCCGACTATAGTTGTGATGTAATTATCATTAATTTCTATATTGTTATTTGTAAAAAAATCAGAAGTAATAGTTCCGCTATTTGTAAGTCCGTTAGTTACTAAGGTACCAATAGTTGCTGCTTGACTAAATGTAACATTGTCATTGAATACAACTTTACCTGTACCAGCAGCCTTAAGTGATAAATCTGTATCAGCAGTGTCTGTGATTACTCTATTGGTAATAAATGCTATATCATCAAAATACGCACTACTGTCTACATCAAGTGTTGTTGAGATACTTCTGTTACCAGTCTGTAGAGTGTTACCAGTTTGAAGATAATTGCCAGTTAAGGTTACATCAGCAGGCATTGGACCAGTGAACGAATATGTGCCTCCAGACGCAAACACTCCACCTGTTATGGTAATATCATAATTACTAACGCCATCGCCTACTACAGAAACTACCCAAGTGGGTTGACCAACTACTGTCCAGCCTGGTTGAATTACACTAAATGTTGGTACAGTTTGTCCAGGATTTAATATTTGCCAGCCATAGAAGAAAAATCCAGTTGGGCTTGATGTGCCTGACAAATTTTGACTTACTTGGGTTATTGCAGTGCCTGTTCCAATTACTGTACTTTGTAAAATAGTAGCACCGTTAACAGTTAAATCTTGCTCAATTTCTACAGCATCATTAGGCACAAATACAATACCAGCACCTGCTGCTAATAATCTAAGATTATTGTTGCCTACAGTAGTTGTAATAGTATTTGTGCTAATTTCTATATCGTTGTCGCTGAATGTATCAGACGAAATAGTGCCAGAATTAGTTATGCCATTAGTGTAAGTTGTACTGTTAACTCTTAAATTTTGATTAAACGTAGCATTATCATCAATATCAATTATACCAGAGCCAGCAGCTTGTAATGATAAGTCTGTATCAGTAGTAGTTGTACTTAACACATTGTTAACTATTGATATATCTTCAAAGTAAGCATTACTGTCTACATCTAAAGTTGAAGATATATTTCTATTACCAGTTTGTAGAGTTACGTCACCTACTTGAATGTAATCACCAGTAAGGTCAAGTGTAGATAGTGTTGGTGTTAATCCGCCTATACCTATTACTGTATTTTTTAAATTTGTATCTAATAAAACTGTTAGATTTTGAGTAATTTCAACTGAATCTAAATCTGCCTTAACTAGCCCAGTAGTAGCAGCACCTAGTTCTAGATCATTGTTTCCAACAGTAGTTTGAATAATATTATCTTCTATAGTAATATCACCGTTGTCAAATTTGTTAGCAGTTGTAGTTCCGTGTACAGTTACAGAATCAGCGTGTACTGTATCGTTTACTGTGACATTCTGACTCACTAGCACATTGTCAGAAGGAACGTAAACTAGTCCTGTACCAGCAGCTAGTAGTTTTAAATCTGTGTCAGAAGTGATAGTGCTAATTGTATTTGTACTAATTCTTACGTTGTCTAGTTCGGCTGTGCTACTAACGTCGAGAGTGCCAGTTTGAATAAAGATCCATCGTGTGCCGCCAAACGATCTATAAATTCCCGATGGGGATCCAAATGTTATGCTGACAACAGTAATTGCGCCAGCAAGAGAAACATCAACAGTAATTGTTTTAGTGCTGTCATCATCAGATGTTAGTAGAACTCCAGACTGTCCCCAAAATCCTGTGATAACATCAAAACCTGCTACTACAGATGATCCATCTATAACAGTATTGCCAGTTTGATTTATATCACCAGTTCTATTAACATTGCCTATTAGATCTACAACACCTGTGATGTTGGTTGTTTTAAGGGCAGTGTTTGCACTAACTGTTAGATCATTTTCAACAACAGTATTAGAACTTATAGTAACTTTACCAGTGCCATTTGGTATTAGTTCTAAGTCTATGCCAGCAGTCAACGATTCAACAGTATGCCCGCTGATTTTTAAAGTAGTACCAATATCTAGCTCAATAACTTTGGCAGATAACCATTTTTTAGCAAGTGAACCTAAATTATAAGTGTTTGTAGTTGAGGGACGTAGATCATAGTCTACATCTGCTTCAAATTCTATGACATCTATAGGTTGATTACCTAATATCAATGCACCTTCAATATTAAAATCGTTAACAACTGTAATGTTTCTTGTTACATATACATCTTGGAATAAAGTCATTTCATTAGTAGCTGCTACTAAATTAATTTCGTCTACATAACTAGATATTGTATTATTGTTAAATGCTATTGTACCAGTTGATACTAGTTCTGCATTGATCAGTGTTTCTGATGTGGCCGATGTAAAATTTATAGAAGTTGTACCTGATGCGGAAGTGGCAACACCACCAATGGTAGCATTTCCTGTATCAAAACTTACTCTAAATGCGTCACCTACATGGAAGTTACCTTTATTATCTAAACTTTGATAATAAATCTTGCCTCCACCGTATTCTAATGTTTCGTTTGTAGAATTGTTTAGCGAAGGATCATTAGTAACATCAGTGCCTGCGCCAATATATGCAAAGTTATGATTAATAAGATACATCAAGCATGACGAACCTTCTACTTGTGCGCCTATATTTCCGTAGACATTAGCTGAACTAATGCTTCGTAATTCTGCACCATAACGAGTAGTTAGTGTGTTAGCGTCGTATCTGCCGGTGCCATTTAGTGCATATAATCCAATATTATTAAAATAAGTAAATGAGTTTAACCATTCTACTCTAACACCGTTGGTCATAGTTAGGCCGTTAGCGTTGGGCGTGATAAATGTCACACTGTGGAATAACATACTGGCTTCTTTAGTTAACGTGTTAGCAACACTACCATCTACTAGTGCGCCGCGTCCTGCATCTAGTGCGCCAGGCGCTGTTTCATTTGTGATAACTGATATATTTTGTATGTAAGGACTACGAGTAGATACTTGCATGCCTGCGGCAAATCTAAAAGCGTATCCGGTATTACCAACAGAATCATAATAAAAATCTTTAATTGATATATCACTAACTGTAGTTTCACCGTTTAATAAAAATACATCTTTATTGTTAGTAGTAGCGTCAGGTATAATAGTAACACTACGGATACCCATGCCTTTAACATGAACTCCTACAGGAACAGTTAGTGGAGTTATTTCTGTGTATGTTCCTGGATAAATGTAAACAACATCTCCAGATTGTGCTTGTAACAGTGCATGTTTAATTGTTGCATATGGAGCATTTTGATGATCGCCTTCATTGGTGTTGCTACCGCTGGCTGCAACATATAATATATTTCCAGGACGTAATGCAAGATTTGCTGCGCCAATACCAATACCTGTAGTGCTAATGCTTTGACCGTTTAACAATAATGGCCAAACTCCTTGCCATTCGTTGCCGCCAATGCTGTTATTAGAGCCTAACGAATGTGTATCTGTAAGATTAGGAATAATATCACTATTAACATTAGCTGAAAATGTTATAGTATCTGTTGGAGCATTGCCAATTATTAAATTACCACTAAGTGTAATATTACCTTGTGCATACAAACTATTAGAATTAAGAACATTAACATCACTGTGTACTTCTAACGTGCCAGTGCCACTAGGGTCTAGACCAATGCTGGCATTTTCCGTTAGTGATGAGATTGTATTGTTAGCTAGTTCAAGATCATCTGTTGTGACAATATTAGCAAACACATAGTTAGCAGCAGTTAAATTAAGATCATCAGCGGTGGTAATACTGTTACCACTAACACTGATCAATAGACTAGTGAGTCCAGCTAGACCATCTGTAGAAATTAAATCACTAGTATTTGTAGTACCGTTGACAAATAGATTTCTAAACGGACTTTCTTCGTTTACACCTACATATCTGTTTGCGGTGTTGAGATATAATAAACCGTTTTCAAAATTCAACGGCTGGCCGTCTCTAGAAAGATCAGCTTTTAACAGTTGTCCGGAAATTCTACCTAGTGTATCAGCCATTTATCGCTCCAATACACTATTTATTGATTCAATTAACGATCGAATCTGTGTAGTACGTGTACTTGCTTGCCTAACGGTACTGGAGTTAGACCGAAATCAATATAAGTTTCAAGGTCTCCGCCGAAGCCAGTTGGTTGTTGTATAACATCAAAGTTAATTGTTCCAATCTGTTGAACGTTTTCAACAAACACTACAAGATTAAGAGCAATCTGTGTGGCATTCCAAGTTGTACCATTTTCAATAGTTGGGTATAAGAACGGATCTGGATTTAAAGGACCAAACACTGTTTCAATATCATCGCCAGTTCCGATATAATCTAAAGTAATTTTAGTAGGTTCTTTAAATCTAATAGCTCTCCATTGACCTGCTTGATATGCTTCAAGCTCGCCACCGTCTGTACCATAAGTGTTGTAACGAATCATTCCGTTAATTGCACTTGTGGGGCGTTGATTTAAATCTGTATCAGTTGTTTCTGCAGGATCACCTGTGCCAGATGGTAGTTGTAGAGAAATAACTCCGTCCATGGTTACACGGCCGTCAGTTTCTACAACTACACTGTAGTCTTTTACGTTTCTAAAATTCAACTGTGATTGTTTTATAAATCTCATTAGCTTACTCTAAATGAACTAACTGTTACTTCTAATCTGCCGTCAACGTCTGCTGTTGCTGTTAGCGTATCACCTGTAGACAGTACTAACTTTTCTGTGTCAAATGTAAATGTTTCTGTTGCTGGAATAGTTAAATTTTTAATCAAAGACCGAGCAGCACCACCTTGTGGCGTAGCTGTTAAATTTAATACAACTGAGTCAGTAGTGCTTATGTTACAAAATATTAAACAAGTCACAGCGTGTTCTTGTATGTCAGTAACTAGAGTTCCAGGACATGTGAATATATCATCATTACCGCCTCCTGATACTGTAACTGCTTTATTTGAAATCGCCATTATTCTTTCCTTAAAATATCATGCTGAAGCCAAGTGCTCTGCGTCTACTGACCAGCTCATCGCTTGTGGTAGTATTTACAAAAAATACTCCTGACTTACCCATACCTAGAGTAGCTTTAGAGTATATCTTGTTTACTCCACTTGTTGAAGTTGGAGCAGTTGTTTGATCAGCTAGATTTAAATATCCATCAACTTTAATGTTGCTGTTAAGTGCAGAAAGTATTAAATCTGAACTAGCATCAGTATTTGCTACTGTGTTTGTTAAAATTCTAACATTGTCAACATTAAGGCCGTCAACTGTAAATTGACCTTTTAACACACCGTCAACTGTAAAGTCAATTGTACTATCCGTTGGAGCAGTATAACCTGTAGGTCTATAAGGACTTAAGGGTCCTTGTGCATCAAATACTTCTACAATAGTATTGGCTTCTTTGATTTTAGGTAATTCTAAAAAGGCTAATTGAGAATTTAAAAAATCTACAACTGCCTGTACGTTAGGAATAGCATCAGGTTTTGAAGCTACAATTGGGCCAGTTGGTGGAATTAAATCCCATGCTGCATAATCTAATACATTACGCTCATATGCATTCATTCCACTAACTGTGATAACACCAGTACCGCTAGGGTTATCAGGATCTACTAATAAGAAAAGATCTTGACCTTTACTGTTAATGTGACAAGTTTGGATACCTGCTAATTCACCATCACCGCCTGTGTTACGTTTAAAAACAAATGTACCATTCTTTTCAGCAGCTAGATAAATGTGTTTTACTGTTTCATCAAACATAAACCAAGCATCAGCAAATTCTCCTGCGCCACCACGAGTAATTTCTAAACCTGAACGACCATTTTTAATGCCACCTGTGGGAATGCCTGAAGCACTACCGCCGTTAACGTTGAGTATAATAGTGTTATCTTCAACTTGCATATCACTAACATATACATAAGTAGTATCACCTCGAACTTCAAGATTGCCAGTAATTATAGTTGTACCTTGCTCACCTGTGTCAAGCGTGATGCTTCCACTATCTCGAACAATTACTTTGTAGTCACCATTAGCAACGTTAACGACTTTAGATGTCATCTAATTGATCCTATTATTGATTATCAATCTGAACGTAGATACCTGCGGCTGGAGCAAATTTCCAAGGAGCTGTGGCACCTGTGGCATATACTGAACCTACGCCTGCTGAATTTTGTGTTAGGCGTACACGACGACCAGTAATTTTAGTAACAAAGTATGTTTCTCCTGCGCTGTCAGTAGCACCGATGGTCATTTCTCCATCACCAATACTTGCAGTAGCAACTAACTTACATACTTCTGTACCGTCAGCTGTGCGTACTTTAAATCTGTGATTGCCAACTTGTTTTAAAATGTCGCCAGTGAATACTTCTGTACCACCAGTAATTTGTGCTTCAAATCTAATAGCATTTTCTCTAGCACTTGCACCGCTAGTTAGTGCAACTGTAACGCCGCCTGAGCCGCTAGTATAAGTTGCAGTTTCGTTGCCGTCAGCAACTGTAAATGTTGGAACTGATGTGTAACCAGAACCTGCGTTAGTAATTAAAATACCTGTTAGGTCATTGCTGCCATCAACTTGTGCAGTACCTGTTGCAGTAATACCACCTGAGATTTGAGGAGCTGAAAACGTAACAGTAATTGTTCCTGTTAAATCTGCTGCAATTGGTGCTGCGATTGTTACGCTAGCTACACCTTCTCCACCTACACCAGTGTTGCCACCCTGGAATGGTGTAATTCTATTACCAAAATATTTTTTATGTAAAGGACGTCCCATTTTATTTTCTCCTTAAGAAACATGGCGTTCTAGGCCATACGCGGTTGGATTTCCGCATAAAATTCACCCTGCGTGAATCATACAAAGTATTTATCTGATCAACAGAAAGGGCTCCGAAGAGCCCCTTATAATTAACGTACCTTGCGGTAAGTTGATTAGCTGAATACTGCGTTAGCAATAGTAACTGTACCTAGGTAGTCAGCAGCGTTACCTAAAGAAGACGCTGTGTTTGACAACTCAACATAACCATAACGTGTCATGAATGATACGACTGGTTCGAATGTTGTTGGGTCTAGAACAACACCACTGCTCATCAATGGAATGTATGGGCAATAGAATGCTGCTGCATCAGACTCGTTAGCACCTTTGTAACCGATAAGCACTGGTGCTGTATCAGATGCATTGTATGTGTTAACATAAATCTTCATTGCATTGTTCAATGTACCAACAAACTTAGTGTTTGTAGGTGCTTCGAATGTACCTTCTGTTGTACGAGCAAATGCGCTTGTAGTAGCAGATTGTAGGATTGTCAATGCTGTTGGACCAACAACTGCCCAGTTACCAGCACCACGACGTGTGCGCTGGGCGATACGGTTAGCAACACGGTTGATTTGAACAGCTAAAGCAGCATGCTCATCACCAACGAATGTAGCAGTACCAGATACAGCAGCTTGGTTATAAGCTTCTGTGTTCTGTGAACCGGCTAGTGTTGTTAGAGATGCAATGATCTCTTGATCAATCTCAGCTGTGATCTCTTGTGCAAGAGCAGCCATGATTTCTGCTTCGATGTCAATGCCTTGTTGGGCTTGTGCATCTTGAGCAGCTTCGAATGTCCAGCGAGCTGACAACTTACGTGTCTTAGCTTCAACTGTTTGCTTCAAGATTTGAATGCTTAAACGCTTACCAGCAGCACCTTCTAAGGATGCAGTAGAAGCAGCAGTTACTTTAGAGCCATCATTAGATGAATAGCCTTCAGCAATCTTGAATGGGCTTAGTGCCTCTTCACCAGCAGTAGCACCATATGTTCCAGAAACGCTATCTGAATAACGAACTCTTAGAGTATGGATTTGACCAACTGGACCAGTCATTGGTTGTACACCTACCAACTCGTTAGCGATAACTGTTGGCATTACGCGACGAATCACTGGAAGGATCACGCGGTTTAATGTTGCGACGTTGCCGGCAGAAGTAGCACCTGTGCTAGCACTCTCAGCTAGATACTTACGTGTGTTCTCTAGTGTAGATGCCATTACAGATCTCTTAGTGCCTTGAAGGCCTTCAAGAAGTGCTTCTTTTGTTTCTGCCCAACGGCCTGTTAGTAGTTCTGACATTTATTTTCTCCTAATTAATGTTTAATTCCAGCTAGACGACGCATATTAAAAATATTGTGATCGTGTTCGCTGCTACTGACGCTGTGGGTTTCTTTGTTGCCTGTTACTTCTTTTGCCTCTACTAGTGCCTTCTTCTTTTGTGGAGCTTCGCCAGCAATAACTGCCGGTAGGTACTTGTCAAAACTACTGCGTAGTTTGCCAGTTTGTACACTCTCAAGTAATTCGCTCATAATAGCCTTTTGCTGTGAAGCCAAAGGTCCTACTAGTTCTGCCATTATTTCTTGACGTTGTTTGCTCTCCATTAGAGCTTTAACTTCTGCTTCTTTGCTTTCTAAGATCTGGGTTGCTTGTGCTACAGCGTGATGAGCCTCTACAACTTCTAAATCTTTTTTGTCTATGACTTTGAGCAATTTAGCTGTTTCTGATTTTTCGTTTAGGTAACTATTTTGATATTCGCTAGCATAAGCTTCGAATAATTTACGACCAAAATCGTTACGACGAGCTGCTTCGATGTCTTCTTTCAATTGACCAATCTCTTTTGACAGAGTCTTTTCAACTGTATTCTCGACCAACGTAGCTGCACGTTTAATGAATTGTTCCTTCATGGCTGCCAAAGCCTGACGGCCTTCGCGTACCAAACGTACTTTCATTTCTGCAATGTCTTGCTTGTCTGTATGGAACTCTGCGATTTCCTGAGCAAGAGCTTCAACTACAAACTTCTCAAGTGTATGAAACTTAGAAGCCATTTGTACTTGATCTTCATGTAATTCTTTAACTTCGCTAGCTAATTGACGAGTTACAAACTCTTTCATTACCTGTGCATCGTGTTGCATTTTTACTGCATAACGTGCCTTAGCTTCTGCTAATTGATTACGATCTTCTACAAACTGTTGAATTTCCTCTTTTAATTGATCGCCTAACATGCGATCAATTGCTTCAACCATAACCTGACGGTCATGTTCGTAGCGTTGAGCAAATTCTTCACGTAGCTGTTGAGTTACTTGTGTACGGTTCTCGACGATGCGAGCTTCCCAAGCAGCCTCAATAGACTCTTTGATCTCTTCTGAAACCACGTTGTTTTCAAACAAATTCTTTAGTGCGTCCAACATGTGATTCTCCTCTTTATTGGAGTTTGCTTATTATACCTAATAAGCTCTCTTTGAGATATTTTTGTGCTTTAGGGTCACCTTTAACCTCTTGCGCTATGCGTAAGCTGTTATAACCACCGCGACTATTCATCAGGTGTTCATAAATTGGTGTAGGGTATGCGCCAGGGGCACTAGGTTGAGCTACCACATCAACTGTGATAATCTCAAAATCTGATACTTCACCGGAACTGCCATCACTGACATTCCCGGATCCGCGGCTTGATACTCCTAACTTCACTCCACTTTCTAACATAGTTTTCACTAGTTGTCCCATGGGTGTTGCTAAGATTTTTAATTTTCCATAACCGTCTGCGCCATCCATCCACATTTCTGTAATCATATGGCTCACACGGTCAAGGTTGATTCTTAAGTCATCTGGATGATCTACTTCGCCAAGTACTGAGTACCCACCTGCAATTTGATCGTTCAGGGTTTTGACAGCCCTGGCAATCTCTCTTCCAGGATAAACACGCTGATTCTGATTCCTCTTGTCGCCTTGAATGAAAATTCCCTTCATGTAAAGGTTCTTTCCATTCTCGCCATCGGATTCAACGACCACTCTTGCTTGGTCGAAACTCAGGTTTTCTCGAAGATAGTTCATCGTCTTCTACTTACTTTGCTCTTTTAGGAGCGCCATTTAACGGGCTATCAGCACCTCTGTCGCCATTGTCGCCAGTTGCTTTTTTCTCAGCGCCGTGTCCAGGTTCTTTCTTTTTAAACGCTGTCTTGCCTGCGTTGCCGCCTGGGACATTAACGTTACCAAAGTTTTC